GGAAGAGAAGCTCATATGATCACTAAGCTTTATTGGCAGGGTGATGTTCTTATTGGGGAATCACAATTACTTAATACTCCTGCTGGTAAAGTTGCTCAACAACTAATTAAAGATGGAGTAAGAATTGGTGTTTCTAGCAGAGGTTTAGGAACATTAAAGCCTTGTTCAGATGCTCCCGGAAAGTATGATGTTAACGAAGATTACAAAGCCGTTACATTCGATTTAGTAGCAGATCCTTCAACAAGAGGCGCTCATCCTTCTCAGGTTAATGAGTCTGTCCTATTAGAGAAGACTAAGAAAGAAGCATTAAACAACAGAATATTAGTCAATTTACTAGAATCAAAACTTGATCAGATTAGAGAAAGTAGAATTGATAAATTGTTTAGTAAGAAAGATCAGTTAACTGAAAAAGTAAATCCTTGGGCTGTTTGTCATGCTTCGACAGGACCAAAAAAGACTGCTAGGTTTGAACGCTGTGTAATGGACGTTAAAGGAAAGAATAAGAAGAAGTAGATTATGTTTGTTAGATTGGCAGAGCTTATTTTAAAAGAAGAGGGGTTACACGCTTGGTTTAAAAAATCTGCTTCTACAGATGGTAAGCCGGGATGGGTACAAGTTGTTTCAGGTAAACCTTGCGCTCGCCAACCCGGACAAAAGTCTACACCCAAATGCGTTTCATCAGCTAAAAGAGATTCAATGACAGTAAAGCAAAGAAAGTCTGCTCAGGCTCGCAAACGTAAACAAGATCCAAATCAACCACAAAAATCAGGTGCAGCCAAGCCAACATATGTCCCCACAGATAAACCTAAGAGAAAATGATATGATTAATGAAAAAAAAGATGCTTGTTATCATAAAGTAAAAGCCAGATATAAAGTATGGCCTTCAGCTTATGCTTCAGGTGCATTAGTAAAATGCAGACAAAAAGGAGCGGATAGTTGGGGATCTAAGAATGAGTCTTTTTACTCTGAAGTAGCAGAACTACTTTTAGAGAAAAGTGCTGCTTGGCAACGAGCAGAAGGTAAAGATCCAAGTGGTGGATTAAATAGAAAAGGGGTAATGTCTTACAGAAGAGAAAACCCCGGTTCTGAATTAAAGACTGCTGTTACAACTCCTCCTTCAAAATTAAAGAAGGGGAGTAAAGCTGCTAATAGACGTAAATCATTTTGTGCTAGAATGTCAGGCATGAAGAGAAGACTTACTTCTTCAAAGACTGCTAATGACCCTAATAGCAGAATTAATAAATCATTAAGAAAGTGGAATTGCTAAGAGGTGCATAATATGAATTACTTAGCTTATGTAAAAGAACTTTCTGAAGTTGAAGCACACTTAAATAGTTTGCTAATAGAACAAATGTCAGAAGAAGAACCTGAAGAACAAGAAGAAGAGCCAGAAGAAGAACCTGAAGAACCTGAAGAGCCAGAACCTAAAATAAGAGCAACTAAACCAACTAAACAAGATTTAGAAGATAATCAATTACTTAGTCAACATTCAGAAGGGGATCCAGAAGCATTTAAAAAGCTTTATAATAAGTACTCTCGTTATGCTGGAACAGTTGCTGGTTCTATGACTAGGAGAGGTGAAAGCAGTGAAGATGTGGTAAATAAATCTTTTGATGATATATCTACTCACCTTAGAAAAGGTGGAAAAATAGATAACTTTAAAAATTTCCTATCAAGTAGAATTCAAAGAAATGCTATCGGTGGAGCTAGAAAATTACAATCTAAGATGCGAGATGTATCTAGACAGACATCAATAGATGCAACTGGAGACTCAGAATCAGAAGACCCATTTGCAGCTAATATTCCAGATACCTCAAAAGGGTCTAATCCTCAAGAGGAAGTTAATAGACAGGAAAATGTAAAAGCTTTATCTTCAGCTATAAAACAACTTGATCCTATGCATCAAAAAGTTATAACTTTACATTATATACAAAATAAAACTTTCCAGCAAATAGCAGATGAATTAGGTATAAACTTTAATACATTAAAGGTCAGTATGATGCCAAGAATCTTACAACAGCTTAGAGACATTTTAACTGGAGAGTAAGAACTTAATGCAAAAAATAAAAAAAATCCTTATTTAAGGTACTGTATAATAAATATAAGTAGGTAATCTATGAAGCAAAATAAACTAGAAAAATTAAGTGATCTTCTCCCAGATAATTTAACTGAGGAGAGTTTAAATGAGATTGCTGCATTAATTTCAGACTTTATTAACGAAGAAGTAACCCAGAGAGTTAAATTATTAGAAGCTAAGACTACAGCTTTTATTCGTGGAAACATTGATTTACTCAAGGAACAAGCTGAGAAGGAACTAGAAGACGATAATGATCTTTATCAGGATGCTATGCAGTTCCGTAAGCTTAAGTCGTTATTAGGTCTTGAAGATAGTGCAGAATTAAATGATAAAGAACTTGAAGTAGAAAAGCAAGTTGATGAACAGATTAATTCCTTAATAGAAGAAAATCAGGTTCTACTTGAACAATTAAACTCAGTTATTCCAGAACTAGAGAAGTACAAGAAGTTAGCCTCTAAGTACAAGAGAGCTACTACAAATTTAGAAGAACAATTAGCTCCACTCACTGAACAAGTTGAGGAGCTACTCGATACACGAAGACCATTTAAGTCAAGTGAAAAAGCCTTAATTCTTGCAGAGGAACAAGTTAAGGAAACGCAATTAGGGTTAGACCGTTCTAATCCATTCCTCAACGAGAATGTAATGGCATTGATGCCTAAAAAATAAATAGGATAACATTTTATGGTAAATTTAATTGAAAATGGCGAAGACCTTGTAAGTAAGTGGGGTGCCGCACTCGAAGGCATTAATGACTCTTACACTCGCAAGGTTGTAGCAACACTCTACGAAAACCAAGCAAAAGCAATTATTCTTGATCAAAACAAGAAGATTAACGAATCAAGCGTAGCTGGATTTGAAGGTGCAACCACCACAGGTTCACTCGGAACATTCCAGAAGTTTGCATTCCCACTAATTAGAAGAGTTTATCCTCAACTAATTGCAAACTCAATCGTTTCACAGCAGCCTATGCAGGGTCCAGTTGGTCAGGTATTCTACCTCGGCTCTGGTCGCCAGTATGGTTCAACCCGTGAAGGCGTTTACAGCAAGTACCAGCTAACCTACGGTGGCCTGACTACAAATCCAGTTGGAGCTAATAGCGCAGATGGTGATGCTGCTGTTCAACTAAGCACAATTTACGGTGCTACTAGAGGTTCAGCTTCTACCACATTCGGTGGTAAGATTGCTGCTTGGCCGCAGACAGACAGAATTCACGGATACAGCATTTCTGCTGGTGAATTCCTCTCAGGATCTGCAATTCCTGAAGTCAACCTCACAATCGAACAACAGCCAGTAGTTGCACGCACTCGCAAGATGCGTACACTCTGGACAATCGAAGCTTCACAAGATCTCAAGGCTTATCACAACCTTGACCTTGAGCAGGAACTCACTGAACTCATGGGTAATGAGCTTCGTCTTGAAATCGACCGCGAGCTATTAGAAAACCTTCGTGGTATCGCTTACGACAGCAACATTGCCAACGGTCTTGGTGGTTGGTATCGTAACGCTCTCGACTTAGCAAACAGCCAGTCAATCGGAAGTACTGGTGGTGCTGATTCATTCAACCCTGCTAAGTTCATGTGGGATTACAACAACACCACAGGAGGAATCACAGGCGTAACCAATCCATCAGGTGCTGGTCAGAACGTCTGGGTAATTGACTTCTCACAGTCATCACTCGCTTTTAACCCACAACACATCGGTCAAGTATGGTCGAATATGTGGGCAGTCCTCAACCTCATGTCACAGGACATCTACAAGACTACTCATCGTGGTCCCGGTACTTGGATCTGCACTTCACCACTCGTTGGTGCAATGCTCGAAACCGCTGCTCAACTCGGTGGTGGTATGGGTGGAAATGGTGGATCTAAGGTTGATGGCCCAACAAACATGGGTGGACAAATTCAGTTCAAGGGCAAGCTCGGTGGTAAGTACGATCTTTACATCGACCCACTCTGGCCTGAAGACGAGATTCTCATGGGTTATAAGGGTTCTGGTCCAATGGATACAGGATTCGTTTACGCTCCTTACATCCCAATTGAGAACCTCCCCACAGTAGTTGATCCAGCTACATTCCAGCCTCGTAAGGGTATCATGACCCGCTACGGAATGTTAGCTATCGCTCCTGAAGCCAAGTTCTACAGAATCCTCCGTATCATCGGACCCACTGCAAACTACCTCTACCAGCCATTCAGAACCACAACTGGTAACTTAGTGTAGTTAGAACTTAATTAACTAAATATAGGACAGGTAGCTTTAATAAAAAGCTACCTGTCTTTCTTTATTAAACTATATAAATGTAGGATGTTTATTTATAAATCTAAGTGTAGATTCCCTTTTATAATTGTTGTTAATAATAAAGTAATTGAGGTTTTTCCAAATCAAGTTATTGAATCTCAAGACACCTTAGATTATCCTAATTTAATTTTAATGGAGAATGAAAATGAACCAAAAAAACTCGATGAACGCAAGACAAGCAGAAAGAATTAAAATTATTTCTGAGCAAAAGGCTGCTAAAGAGGTTAAGCCTATTGTAGAAGAAGTTAAGATTGAAGAAGTTAAAGCAGAAGATAAGTCTAAGACTAAAAAGGCCAAGAAGTAACTTATGGATAATAAGTTTAAAGTCTTATTAAAGAAAGTTTTGATAACTGAAGTTCGTAAGAGAAAAGCCCCTTTAATTGGAGCTAGAAAAGCTAGAATTCTAACTAGAGCTTTAAGAACTTTCAAAGGTTAATTTTACTTAAGGATTAAGGTATGACTCAGCCTATTAAACCAGAATTAAGTGTATACGGAAATAGTTTTGGTAAGTCTCCCGGAAATAGGGTAGATAGCACCATACCTAATACTGAAATTGATAGAAGCAAATTAAGTAAGAGTGAAGCTGCCGACTCTACTGAATTTACTAACTTTGAGAAAATAATTAGAGATTATGTCCTTGGTAGATTGGGACATCCAGTTATCAAAGTTGAGCTAGCTGACTTTAATATTAAACAAGCTGTACATTCAGCTATAAACAAACTTAGCTATCACGCACCAAGATGGAACACTCAGATGATGTCTTTCAAGGCTGTTTATGGAGTAAACTTATATCAGCTTCCTGAATACATCTTAGATAACTTGGAGTTTGTTGGATACAAGAAAAACTTTCTTAGTGTTCAGTCTCAGGCTGGTACGTTAGAGTTTGACTTCTTTATTAAGTACTTCCAAGAGAACTTCTTATTCTCAGATTTTAGCATGGGAGATTTCTATCTTCTACAGTCACACTTAGAAATGACTAGAAGAGTTCTTGGTAATGACGGTAGCTGGGATGTAATAGATGGAAAATTCTTGCAGCTATATCCTTCACCTCAATTTGAAGGTGAGGAAGTTATTGTTATTTTCCGTGGACTAAATACAGAGACAATTCATCCAGCTTATCTAAACTGGATTCAAAAATACGCACTAGCCATATCAAAAGAAACTCTAGGTCAGATTAGAGGAAAGTATCGCACAGTTCCATCACCTGCTGGTGGAGCACAATTAAATGGCGCAGAATTAATTCAACAAGCTCAGGGTGAGATGGAAAAACTTGAGCGTGAATTAGTTGATGAGATAGAAGAACCACCATATATTTCATGGGGCTAAAATAGATGACTGAAAGATCATATAAACTAAATCTATTTGATCTAAAAAACCCTGATATTGATATGTTCAACTCAGTTGATGATGAGTTGATCAAGTTATCAGGATCTGAAATGCTTTATTTCAAGTATTATCAGGATAAGTCATATAACGATGTTTACATGGAAGAAAGAATAAAGAGTATCTCTAAAGTTCCAATTCTTGTACATGGTCACTACGACCCTAAAGCTATTGAAGAAAGATTAAGTAAGTTCGGTTTAGAATTAGAATCAGAGCAAGTATTTACTTTTAACAAAGATTACATCGTAAAAACTTTAGGAAGAGCACCAATAGCTGGAGATGTAATAGAACCTAAATTTCAAAAAGTTAAATTTGAAATTTATGAAGTTCAAGAAGATGGTTTTGAAAACTATGGTATTTACCATTATGTTTGCACTGCCAAGTTCTTAAGAGGACATGAAGAGATTGTTGATAAGCCAAACTTGAACGTGCCTAATCCAATAGGCAACATAGACGATAACTAATGACAACATCATCCATAATCACAACTCTAACCGAAACAGAACTTGATGCTTATCCTAATGGAAGTGATCTTGGTCCTGAGTATTATGTTAGACAACTAATACTTGAATACACCAGAAAAGAATCAGTCATTACTTCGTTCTACGCAGATCAGTTAAGAAATATATTATCTATATTTAACTCTATAGTAATTCAACTTCCAGATCAATCTATAAAAAGTGTCAAGTGTGTTCCCGGATCACCAGAGAGAACCATAGGTAAATTTAATAAAGACACTCTAACTGTATTACCAATTCTATCTGTAGAGCAAACAGGAACATCTGACGAAGCTGATAACAGAAGATATAACCCTTTGATATCTGCTCAAAAGGTATGGGATGCAGAAAAACAAAGAGCAGTTAGAGTTGTTAGTTTAGTTCCTAAAGCCGTAAGTATAGATTACGATGTTACTGCTTGGACTAAATTTAAAGAAGATATGGATCAGATAACGGAACAAGTTCAAAGGATGTTTAATCCTTCTATGGATGTAAATACTCCCTTTACTAAGTACGGTAAAATATTTTTAAATTCAGAAACCAATATGTCTACCACAGAAGCTGCTGATGGTGATGACAGATTATTAATGAAGGTATTTAATTTAAAAGTAGAGACACACATACCATATCCTAAATTTTTAATGACTAGTACGGGAAAGATCGAACGTATATACTTAGAGGGTGGTATATACAAAGAACCCCGTACTATATGATGGATTGCATAGACTTTATAATAAGTAGTCCCTATAAACAATCATCTAGCTCAACAATAGCTTATAGAAAGCTCTATAGAAGAGTTATACAGTTAGCAGTAAGAGAAATAGAAGATTATAGCGATGGATTTAAAGATCCAGAATTAATATACCAAAAACGCACTTTAGAAAAGAAGCTATATAAACTCAGAAAAATGATACCAACCAACGAGGAGAGAGATAAATTTAGATCTACTCCTGAATATAAACAAAGAAAAATAAATTGGTATAATAAAGCTGTTCAAAGATATTTATCTTTAAAAAATAGTTAAAACGACATTAATCAATCAATATATATTAATAGCATGGAAACAAAATTAATCAAGAATGATTCTCTTCAAACATTAGAAGTCTATTTAATGACTCCTGAAGGCATTAAAAGCTTTTTATTTAAGCCACATGACGCTAAAGTGGTTCCTGCCTCATTTTTAACCGAACAATCCAAAAAGCTTCAGAAGAGACGATTAATAACAATTACAAATGCTTAATTAGGATAATATATGCCAAAAATAATCAGCCCCGGTGTTTATGTAATTGAGAAAGACGTAAGTGATTACGGAGTAGCTATTGATTCCAGCATAGTTGGAATAGTAGGTTATGCTTCTAAGGGTCCAGTCAATGAGGCTACTCTCGTAACCTCTCCTCAAAATTTAATTAATATTTTCGGAAAGCCATCAAGTGATCTTCCCGGTCAAGGACTTGAAGGTGCCGTAGAAATTTTAGAGGCTACTAACGCAGTATACTTTGTTAGAGGTGTAACTGAAACAGCTTTACAGGCTTCTACAGTAGTTCCAATGGGTGCTTGCCCAGCCGTTATACTATCTTCAAACGCTTTCGGTGTAACTCAGAACCTTTATCTAGATGTTCAAGTTAAAGATAATAATGGTGTTTCCAAGTTTTTAGATTCAAAGCAATTTAATATTCCTTCAGGAACAGTAACAACATCTGGATCACAAGGCCAAGCACTAGTTAAAGTAATCGGAAATGGACTAGACCAATCACACGTTGGTGCCATATACGATACTGCTAACTCTGCTTCTGGTTATATCTTCGGTTCTTACGCTGGTTCAGGTGCCACTATAACCGTAACCGCATACTCAAACTCGACCAGAACAACAGGTGTATCTGCACTTTATGCATTAGATATTAACGGCGCTCCCACTGGTGCTGCTGCTTCGTCTCTTACTGCAAGTGGTACAACATTATTCTCAGGTAATTCATCTGGATTATCTTACCTAGTTAAGTCACTATATCCCGGTGCTGGATATAATGGTGGCACAAAGGGCGATGGATCAGTTAGTGGTAACTCAGTAGAGATTACCAACTTAGGCTTTGCAAACACTTCATTTGAAGTAAACGAAGATGGAGCAGCCGTAGAATACTTCAAGCCCAACTTACTAGGCTCTGGAGCATTTATTGAGGACGTAATCAATGTTGGTACTGATAATGCTAAGTCTGATGTAATCTTAGGATACCTAGTATCTTCAATGTCAGATTTTGCTCCAACAAAACTAACCTCATTCACAGGCAAGCCATCAGACCTTGGAGTTACTACAGTATGGGGCAAGCAGGGTTCAGGTGCAGTTGCTGCTGCTAACCCAAGATTCCTTAAGTTAATTGAAGGAACTTATAATCTTGCTGCTGGTACAAATGGTACATCAAACAACAATGATACCAATGCTCAGTACTTAATTGGAGATCCTACAGCTTCTCCAAAGACAGGTATCTACGCACTAGACGATGATACATTAAACATATCAATTGCAATAGCTCCCGGATTTGGAAATCAGAACTTACAGAATGCACTAGTAACTCTAGCTGAACAAAGCCAGAACTTTATCGCACTAGTAGCTCCTCCATACGGTTCTATTGATACAGTTCAGGAAGCAATTGATTGGCACAATGGTCAATCTGAAACAAGAACTGCCGCTATCAACTCTTCGTATGGTGCTATCTACTTCCCATGGGTCAGAGTATTCTCTGTATTCGATGGCGTAGACAAGTGGATGGATCCAACAATCTATGCTGCTCGCCAAATGTGCTATACTGATAGCGTAGCTGAAGCATGGTTTGCTCCAGCAGGATTTGCAAGAGGTCGCTTAACGAAGCCCAATGACGTAGAGATCGTTCTAAATCAGGGTGACAGAGATTCACTATACTCTGGTGGTAACGCTATAAACCCAATCGTAGAGTTCCCACAGCAAGGTATAACAATCTTCGGCCAAAGAACTGCTCAGAGAGCACCTACCGCTCTTGATAGAATTAACGTAAGAAGACTACTAATTCTACTAAGAAAGACTTTATTAGCCTCAACCCAGAGATTTGCATTCGAACCTAACGATGTAATTACTTGGGATAACATTAAGACTGCTGCTGAAACTATCCTTGATGATATTCGTCGCCGTCGTGGTATCACAGACTTTAAGGTAGTCTGTGATGAAACCACCAATACTCCAGCTAGAATTGATCGTAGTGAAGTATGGTGCAAGATTATATTAATCCCCACTAAGGCTGCTGAAGCCATAGTATTTGAAATCAACGTAACATCAAATAGTGCTAAACTAGGTAGCTAGTATATATAAAATATAAAGGATAATAAAATATGGCTGCAATTCCTCCATTCTTTTTAACAGCAGGTAGAAGAAATATTGAAGGTAAAAAAATACCTCAATTATCTCACGCACTCGATTCAGTAAGAAAGTATCAGTGGGAAGTCACATTCCATCTTCCAGTAATTGATGGTACAGGTGGAACAGAATCAAGACCTTTAACTTTAGCTTGCAAAAACATCACTGAAATAGGTTTTGATATTGAAGAAATCGTTGCTGATAGAGTTAACGATAAGTTCTACTATCCCGGTAAGGCAACACCTAAAGATGTAACTTTTACATTTGATAACATCTTTGCTACAAAGACTAGCCATCACCTATACGAATGGATCAAAACAATCTATGATCCTACTACAGGTCAGTTTACTAAGGGATTAAATGAACGTGGTGCTGGATCATTTAAGATCAACACAGACGTAGTAGAATTAAATAACCAAGGTATTCCAATAGCTCATACAAGACTAGTTGGTTTATGGCCCAAGACATGGGCTGAAGCTGATAGAGATTACTCTGCTTCAGATTTCCATACAATAACTTTAACTTGTCGCTATGACTTTGTTGTCAAGTACCCCAACGCTATCGCTTAGTAGATTAGATTAATTTATGGAAGCCCATCCATATAATAGTGTATGGGTGGGCTTAATTAATTTATGGATTATTATAATATATTATTACAATCTTACAGCAAAATAAAAAAGAGATCATTTAATCCATTAAATGAAGAGAAGAAGGGTACTGACCTTCCTAAGACAAGTAAAACAAGTGATGAAGCTCATGAGCTAGCTCTTCAATATATTAATAGAGCAGCATCTCTTGCAGATGCTGATGAGAATGCTGTAGATGTTCCTGAAAGTGATCCGGGGACTAAGCTATACGTTGCTAAAGAAGGAAAGAGGAAAGGACAAATAGTTGTACAGCAAGGTGGTGGTGCTCCTCTTCCAATTACAGATACTAGCTTACAAGCACTAAGAAGCCATCCAGCATATAAGATGTTTGCTTCAAGCCTAGATAAGGCACGAAAGAAAGCCGAAGAACAAGCACAAAAACAAGTTAAAATTCCAGAGCCCATCAATCAGCCTAAAGTAAAAGGTAAGAAACAACAACCTATACCACAACCACAACAACCAGAGGAAGAAATTGTAGATCCATCTCAGCAAGAACCTGAGATAGATCCATTGTTTGATCTTCCCATAACTCCTGTATCTTTAGATTTTCATAAGAAAATTTCTAAGTCTTCGGATAATATGTTTAACTTAGGTAAAAATACCACATTGTTCTTAACATTAAATCCTAAGTACAAGAGCAAGATATCAATGATAGGCCCGGATGGAAAGCCTGACTATTCTCAACTAAGAGAGATAGTTTCAGGGGATGATCCTCTTAGCATCAAGAGCCGCATGGCTACTTCTATATCTGCTAAGGTAATTGGAAAAGATCCTGAAAGTAGTATAAAAGTAGCAAAGCAACTTAGCACAAGACAAAAAGAAATAGTTACAGAGAAGTTCGAAAAATTCACAGAATGCATCAATAGACTTTATGGAAAAAAGTTTACTGCTGAAGATATGCTATTCTTGGAGAAGTCTATAAAAATTGATGGTCATGGATTCTGGATTATGGATCCTTCGTTAGAGGGAGGAGTTTGTATAGTGGGAAGATTAACTCCATCAAACGTACAAGGATCTACTAGACCAGACGAACACGTTTTTCCAGTAATGAGTCATATGGTTGAAAGATGTAATGCTTTACTAAGACAATGGGCATTAAATCAAAAAGAATTCAAATCAACCAAAGGTATTAGATTTAGTAATGCAAAAGTAATTGAAAGAGATACGGCTAATTTTAATGAAGTAAGAGGTAAGTCTGCTGAAAGGTATAGAATGGCTATTCACGCATTAAGCCAAGGAAACTATCAATTAGCAGCATCACTAATAAAAGAAACATCTGATCAATATAATAAATCCTTAAAAGACGCATATGCTGTAATCACTCCATTCCTCAGAGGGGAATCAGGAGCAACAATGCCAGTAATTAATTTAAATCAACTGATTGAAAATCTAAAGAAGATAAGATCGGAACAACCATTAAACATTACTGACAAACCTAAGTTTGAAGAATTTGATTTACCATCTATTCAAAATATTATACCAAAGTTAACAAGATTTGAATTACAATCATCTTTCTTAAGACAGCCTGAAAGTATGGAGCATACTGGTAATATTGAGTATGAGTACGGATTCAACGCCGATAACTTAGAATACTATGAGTCAGGTGACATTATACGCGATATTCTCGTAGAAAAATATGGGATGGATCCTATAGAAGCAGAAGAGTATACCAAGAATGTTAAAGAGATTTCTCCGGGTGAATCAAAATCTGTATTACCAATAGGACTCAAGACTTATACAACAGAAGGTAAGGTAAAGCTAGCTGAGAGAACCTTAAGTATTTTCCATACTAAGGTACAAGAAAAACATCCACATATTATGAAAACTATCAATATGTTTGGAACTACTCATGAGGATGTAACCTCAAAAGTCAGAGATATGGATAGTATCATAATAGGACTTAACAACTTATTCTCAAAGAAAGTTGTTCCCGGATATACTACACAAGAAATAAATGCTAACACTATAAATGGTTTCTTAGAAAGAATGAAGGTTTCTAGTAATTATAAAGAGTTAGCAGAAATAGAAAAGATTAAGGAAAAAGACTTAGAAGATAGTAGTGTAAAGTTGTCTGTTAGAAATAGATTGAAGAGAGCAGTAATACTAGCAAAAATAAAGACTGAATGTGATAGAAAAGATAATAATGGAAATCTAACTGAATCAGCTTACAAGTGGAGAAGATATGTAGCTGTAATGGCTTATGGTCAAGCAGCAACTATTCAACCAATGTTAACAGAAGCAAGATTCTTTAACACTGGAAATAACTATATCATAAATCATAACAAAGCATTAAGAGAAGAGTTAATTAAGTTTGCATCAGGAGAATACAAAATATCATCAGATGCTAAGGGAATTCATATTAGCACAGGTAAACAATATGGTAATGTTCTAAACATAGCCTTTGCTATAGCTATGAGAGATCCGAAGGCTACTAACTTAGTTACAGAAATATACTTTAGAAGAGATGCTTTAAGAAGGTATAAGCTTAATCCTAAAGTTCCAGCTAATGAAAGTTTATCGGAGCAGATGCTAGAAACTCTGATAAAGGAAGCATTAGATATCTATCACCAAGTAGTAGATAAGAGCTTATTGAAGATAAATTAATGCATCTAGTTACATCATTTATTGTGCTTAAGCAATAAATAGATTTTCTATCTTGCTGAAATATCAATAAAGGTAACTTGCTACAGCTTGATGCTTCTTTCTCTAATTTGTCAACTATCTTCCTGAAGTCAGAAGTATCGTTAAATAAGTCTGATATTAAGAACTTGTAACCTTTTTTACATTCTATTATGAATGGATAGTTCTTCGGAGTTATCAAATCACCCTTTACTTGAAGATGGATTGGTAACTTGTGTGTTGTTGCAAATGCCCCTGATCCCGGTGTTCTGCAAAAGTCTGATGTATTGTGGTGATCATTAAGAATAGCAGCAACCTTACGTTCAAACGTATTACCTTTAGTCCTGCTGTTAACTCGTTTCTTCTTCTTCAACTTTAATAAATCTTCAGCCGATACTTCATCTTTCATGCTTTTTTTGCCTTAGCCTCTCCTATTATAATAGGTAACTCATATATCATAATTATATGATATCTAGTTAAGGTTAAAAAATAATGAATATTGATACAAACACCTTTAATGATTCTAGTATTCAAATTCCTGTTAAAGGTAAAGAGATACTTAACCTATCGTTAAAGAATAGTAAGGTTAGAATTAGAGAAAAAACTAAAAACGGAGAAATAAGAAAAATGAAAATTCATATTGACCTTTCGAAGGAAGAGAGTGAAGGTTACAAGTCCTTCATGGAGCTTGTAAAGCCTGACGAACTTAATGAGCAAGAGTTTGTTAAGATCATCTTTTTGAAGGGTGTAGAAGCTGTAAATCAGCAGCTTTCTGCTGAAGCAAAGAAGTACTTTGAGCAGCACCCTGAAATGTTTAACACATCTGGAATACCTGAATCAAAAATCGAAGTTCTATGAAGAACATCCAATCTGTAAATGAGTTCTATCAGTTAATAGTCAATGCTGAAAAGAACTCATCTCATCAAGTGTTCTATTTCCATAGCCCTTGGCAAGATTCCAATAGTAAGGATATCTTGGAGAACATGGAAAAGAATCCTGTCAACGGAGATATTTATACTGTTGACCTTTTCGAGTTCCCAGAGCTATCAGCTAGATTTAAGTTAAACAGATCCCCAGCTTTAGTTACCTACTGGGGAGATAGCCATCAATATAGGACTTACGATATTCCTTCTCTTATCAGAAGAAGCTATACTTTGAGTGGTAAGAAGTCAGCTACTAAGTAAGTCTTTATCATCTAACTTACTATTAATGTAGTTTTCTAGTTTCTGAGAATAAATTTTATTCTTAGTATACAATAACCTTAAATTGTTTACGATAACGGTAGTGAAGTAATTAAACGCACTACCGTTTTCTGGTTTAAAGTTATTCATTATTCTGAATATGAGAAGGTAGCAGTCTTGCTTGGCATCTTCATGGTCGATCTTAAAATTGAACGACATGAAGATGTTATCTATTAGCTTGTCAAGATTCTCAACTAGCTCTTTTTCTACCTGCTCGTTCCTATCATAGATGTAGGAACTGACTAAGTACTCAAATCTTTTGTTGTCTATATATTGGGCCATAATTAATAATACCTATGAGTCTTCTAGAGTTATACAAAAAATCTGAAAACGTGGAGTGTGTTGGTTGCAAAATACTTGCCATCAATAAGCCATTTCATTGTTTTAAGGATTATGAGAACTTAAATCAAGCAGACATACTGTTCCTTGTAGACTCATTCCAATTTAATGGATTTGAGGGAACAGTATTATCTGAGCAGACAGAGCAGCTATTTAACGATACTATTGGTCCATTACTTGGAAACCT